AACTACACAAACGAGGATATTCAGCAGCTTACCAATGAGGTGCTGGTAACTGCCGGACAGTTCGCAAAGCGGAAAGGAGTGGTTTTTGCGTGAATTATTTTGAATATAACGGCACCAGTTCTTTGGATATGGGCCTGCGTATTGAGAGTAAGGATGTATTCTCTGCTCCTAAGTACGAGGTGGATTTCTTGGAGATCCCCGGCAGAGACGGTGATCTCATTGCCGGTCCGGGCAGGTATCCCAATGTGCAAGTGACCTATTCCGTGTTTCTGCCCGCAAAGTCCACGCAGGAGCTGGCAGAAAAAATACTGGCTGTGAAGGAATGGCTGTATGAGGAGCCGGATCGGTATCATGAGCTGACAGACACCTACGATGCAGAGTTCTTCCGGCAAGCGGTTTATGCCGGAAAGCTGGATATTGAGGATGAACTGAACCGCATTGGTGTGTTTACCATCAGCTTCTCCTGCTTGCCCTTCCGATACAGCCTCGCAGGGTCTCGTTTCCAAACGATTACTGCCTCTGGTACTGCGGTAACCAATCCCTATATTACTGCCAGCAAGCCCTATATGAAAATCTACGGGTCCGGTGACATTACACTGACTATCCAGGGCAGCGGTAAAAACGCCACCTGGAGTTTCACGGACATCGATACCTATATCGAGGTGGACGCCAACCTTATGAATTTCTACAAGGGTACAGAGCCGCAGAACGACAAGGTGGTTGGAACTGGTTTTCCCTTGCTTTACCGGGGCAAGAACACCATTTCCTTCACAGGAGAAGTATCGAGGATTGACTTAATTCCAAGGTGGGTGACCTTATGATCCCCGTACTGTTTCGTGCCAACGCAACCAACTTCGATACCTATGGCATTGGCGTTCTCCGGGAATGCACCTTTTGCGAGGTCACCGAGGAGCGCAACGGTGCCTTTGAGTGTCAATTTAAGTACCCTGTAACCGGTAGCCTATACAAGGAAATCGCAAAGGAACGCCTGGTCAAAGCAAAGCCAAACGATACGGCTGCTGACCAGGTGTTCCGCATTTACCGCGTTTCTACACCCATCAACGGGCAGATCACGGTGTATGCCCAGCATATCAGCTACGATCTGTCCAGCATCGCGGCACTGCAATTTGTCAGCGAGTCCGTTTCCCCGGCAAGGGCGATGGAGCATATCTTTCAGAATACCGCCACACCCCACAACTTCACCTGCCAAACCGACTATTCCACCCCCAAGGCGTTCTCTGTCACCAAACCCCAAAGTGTCCGTGCCTGCCTGGGTGGCGTGGCCGGCTCTTTTTTGGATCTGTGGGGTGGCGAGTATGAATGGGACAACTTCAAGGTCATCCATCACCAAGGGCGTGGTCGGCAGACTGGGATCGTAATCGAATATGGCAAGAACCTCACCGCCCTGGAACACGATGATGACAATTCCGGTGCTTATACGGATCTGCTGCCTTATGCGGTGTTGACCGCCGAGGACGGCACGGAGGTGGCAGTTACCTTGCCAGAGGTGCTGATTCCCATCGCCGATACTACCTTAGTGCAGCGAAAGACCCTCATTAAGGATTTTACCGAATACTTCGGTACAGAAACCCCGGTGACAATTGATGGGCTTCGTGCCTATGCCAATAATTATCTGCGAAACAATCCCCTGGGTACAGCAATCCCCACCTTGACGGTTTCCTTTGAACCGTTGTGGAAACAGCCGGAATATGCCGCTGTGTTAGAGCGCGTGTCCCTTTGCGACACCGTCACGATCCGGCATAGCATACTGGGTATTACCGCAAAGGCGAAGGTCATCACCACGGTGTATGACACTCTGGCAGAAAAATATGTGTCCATTACCCTGGGCAGTTCCAAAGCGAATCTGCTGAATAATGTAACCGCTGCCGAAGCAACAGCAGCAGAGGCGGTTGAGAAGGTTGACCGATTCCCGGCGCTGATGAATTCCGCAATCAAGGCAGCAACCGGGCTCGTCACAGGACAGACCGGTGGCTATGTGGTGCTGCATACCGCAGATGATTCCGGACAGCCTTATGAGCTGCTGATCCTGGATGCACCTTCCATTGCGGAAGCGGTCAATGTTTGGAGGTGGAATGTGGGTGGCTTGGGCTTCAGCAGCAACGGCTATAACGGCCCCTATGAGACCGCCATCACGGCAGACGGGCAGATCGTAGCCGACTTTATCACTTCCGGTACACTGGTTGCCAATATCATCAAAGCCGGTGTCCTGCAATCCCAGGACGGCTCGTCCTATTGGGATTTGGAAACCGGTGAGGTTGTTCTTTGTGCTTATGCGACCTCGGAAGAGGTGCAGGAGCAGAGTGACCGCATTACCGGGATTGAGGAACAGAAAATGTACCGATTGGTCATTTCCAGCACCCACGGTAATATCTTCAAAAACGGCAATATCCAAACAACCCTCTATGCGACCGTCTTTTCCTGGGATGATAATATCACCGATACCTTGGACGAAAATCAGTTCATTTGGACTCGTGTGTCGGACGATCCCGTAGCAGATGCCGCTTGGAACGCGGCACATTTCGGCGGCTCCAAGACCGTCGATATCACCGCAGAGGATGTGGATGTACAAGCCACCTTCTTCTGCGACCTTATCGATACCACTACAAGAAACAGCCTGCTCGGCTAATTTAAGGAGGCATTCATATGAGTAAAGCACAAGGCCAGTTTACCATTGTTGACTACAATGACGCGTTAACGCTGACTGGCTACATCGGTTCCAATCTGGCAAAGACCCAGATGTACAACCCCGACAACGATACTTATACCCCCAACTGGGCATCCACCAACCTAGTGCTGACGCCCAGCCTGTATGTGATCGGCACTACGACCGATCAGATCACCAGTTCTTCGGTAACCTCGGTTAAGTGGTATATTGGCAGTTCTACCACCGCCATTACCTCTTCCGGCAACTACGCTCTGTCCGGTGCGAAGAGTCACATCCTCACAATCAAGGCCAATGTTATGGCCGGTCAGCCAGGTATTGACTACCGCTGTGTTATTACCTACAAGGATGCATCTACCGGTCTGTCCATCACCCATCCGCTGACCATTTCCTTCTCTCGTGTGGTCAACGGCTCCGGCATTACGGATCTGCTGGTAACTACCCCCACCGGTAATGTTTTTAAGAATAACGAGGTCGCCACCTTGACCGCAAAGGCAGAGCTGTGGCGTGGCAGCACGGTGGACATCACCAATGTTGCCTATGCCTGGGCGATTATGGACAGCTCCGTTACATCCTCCAGCTCCAGCGGCTACGATGCCTCATTTGGAGTTGGCTGGCGTAAACTGAGCGATACCACCGGTATGTACACCGGCACCACCACGGCGACCATCACCATTTATGCTGCTGCGGTGGACAGTTATGCTGTTTTTAAGTGTATCGCAACGGACTCCGATTCTGACTCCAATACCTACAACAGCAAGTTTGCAGATGTTGCCACCTTCATCGACAACTCCGATCCCATCCAGGTGGTAATCACCTCCACCGGTGGTGATGTGTTCAAAAACGGACAAGGCAGTACCGTGCTAACCGCCGTGGTTTACCAGGCAGGTGCGGTCATTGATGCGGAAGGTAAGGGCACCTACACCTGGACCAAATACAACAAGGACGGTGCGGTTGACACCTCTTGGGGCACCTCCGGCAGCAAGACCGGTAAGACCCTGTCTGTTGCAAACACGGATGTAGATACCAAGGCAACCTTTATGGTAACCGTTACCCTGTAAGGAGGTAAGCTTATGCGGGGCGTTGCGCAAATCACAATCACAAATATCTGTGATGTCATAACAGATGATGTCGCCCCGGAGAATCCGTATGTGGGTATGCTGTGGGTCAACACGGCAATCACGCCCCCGGAAACAATGGTGTGGGATGGAACTTCCTGGGTAGTTCAGAACAACATTGAAGAACTCCGCAGGACGGTTTCCACCCACACCACTCGTTTCGGTGAGTTCCAAAGCTCCATTGACGGCATGAACAGCTATGTTTCCAGCCTCACGGAAACTGTGGAAACAATCTCCACGGATCTGGGCGAAGAGCAGAGTAAGGTGCTGGAGATGCAGGAGCAGGTGTCCGAACTGCAGCATACCGTGGACGGTTTGTCCGTTAGTGTCCAGGAGCAATTTGCTGGTGGTATTAACTATGTCCGCAATTCTTCCGGTCTGAACGGCATCACGGATGACTGGGTAATCACCGGAACAGTGTCCACGGATAGCTCCACCGATGTGCAAAACAACACCACCTCGGATTCCTGCTTTGTGTTGGGGGCAACCTCCACGCTGAAGCAGACGATTACCGGGGTGGTTACCGGCACTTCTTATGCTGTTTCTGTCCGGGCTAAGAAAACCGGCAAGAGCTACAGCTCCTACCTCCGGGTGCAGTATAACGGTAATAAGTATGCCTATCTCTTCAACACTACTGCCACCTTCGGCTGGACGGAGTACCACGGGGTTATCCCGGATGTGCAGGACAGCACGCTCATTCTGTATATCTACAACCGGATCGCCAGCCTTTATGTTTCTGACATTATCATTGCGGAAGGCAGCACGATCCACAAGTGGACACCGGCTCCCAATGAGATCTACACCACAGAGGTAAAGATCGACCGCCGGGGTATTGAGGTGTCCAATGCCGACTCCGCTCAACGGACGGTTATCAATAACACAGAATTCTCTGGTTATTACAATGAGGAAAAAATCTTCACCCTGAACAAGGACGAAACCATAACCAAGAAAACCACGGTGGACGGCGAATTGACCGTGGGAAGAACCAAGTTTGTACCGATGCCGACAGCCTCGGACGGCTTGAACATTGTCATCCTGGACTAAGGAGGTAAGCTATGGCAACAGGCAAAACCGGCTCTTTTGAGATTGCCGGCACCAAAGGTGTAACTGCGAAAATACTGTGGGCAGAAACATACGATGTGTATTCTAACACTTCCGTTGTAACGATAACGGATGTGCAAGTAAAAAACAGTAGTTGGTACGGATACACCTACTATTTGAGTGGCTCATTGCAGATTAATGGGGCAACGGTAGTTACCTTCGACTCCACTATGGGTACGCATTCTGTCCGCCCAGGTTCACTCAACACCTACACATCAATCAGCGCCAACGGCAGTTACGATCCTGCTCCCTGGGGTGAGGTTACTGTTACTCACAACGATAACGGCACAGGAACTTGTCCTATAACCGTATATTTCCGTGGTTGGCAGACAAGTCAGCTAGCCTCTAACGGCTTTACCATTGATGGGTCCTCTAATGTCTCATTGACGTCAATCGACCGGACAGCCCCGACCGTATCCTGTTCAATTTCGGATATTACGGCTAATAGTTTCAAAATCTCTGCTACTTCCTCTGCTACCTCCGATCAGTGGAGCTACAGTTTGGATGATGGAGTTACGGGACACGATATCTCAGCATCTGCAGGAACATCTGCAAGTTGTACTGTTACGGGGCTTACCCCTAACACCATCTATAAAGTCCGTGTTGCGGTGCGAAAAACAAGCAACCATGTTTATGGCGAGTCGAGTACAATTTCAGTAAAAACCCTGGGCGGATCAACCGTAAACAGCGTTTCGGCCGTTACTGCCGATGCGGCGACCGTGACCATTTCGATGAACGTAACGGTGTATGAAGCAGCCTACACCCACACGCTCAGCTTGACCTACGGTGGCACAACGCACCTCACGATCTCCGGGATTACCGGATGGGCAAAAGGCACCGCAGATCGTACAATAACCCTTACGGCTGCACAGCGAACAACGTTGCTCTCAACGATGGCTTCCATAAAGTCCTTTGATATGAACTTTGAGCTAAAGACGCTTAGCGGTTCAACGCAGATCGGCAATACCTCCGTTCAGAAAGGTACTGTGCAGACCACGGAAGCCAATTCCGGGCCGTCTATGGGATCGTTTTCCTATTGCGACAGCAGAACCAATACAGTATCGGTTACCGGGAATGACCAATATTTCATTCAAGGACATTCCTATCTGCAAGTCACGCCTGCCCAGGCAACTGCACGAAATGGTGCTACCATTGTTACCTATGCCGCCACCTGCAACGGTGTTACTGTATCCAATACCGATGGATCTGCACTCAATTTGGGTGCGGTTACGAAATCTGGCAGTTTAGATGTGGTGGTTACTGCAACAGACTCTCGTGGATATCCGGTGAGCTATACCCGAACAATCACGGTGCTGGCATACGCAAAGCCGAAAATCAAGTCGATAACCTTGCGTAGAACCAACGATATTGAAGCGGAAATGCAGCTCATTTTTAATGGCAGTATATCTTCTATAAAGCCATCCACAACCGAAAACAACAGCCTGCTGTATGTCCGTTACAGATATAAGCCAACGAGCGAGACGAGCTATGGCTCCTACACAAGTATCCTATCCACTACCACCAAAAGCGGCACGAACTTCAGCTTTTCCAATCTGGAGCTATGTTCCCTGGATGCCAATACTTCGTATGACTTTCATTTGCAGGTGCGGGATCAACTAAACGCGCTGTCCTCTTTGGATCTGTACTATGTTATCCCTCAAGGCACACCTCTAATCGCACTGCGAAAGAAGAAGGTGGGCATCAACACTCCGGAGCCGGAAGCCGCCCTTCATGTTGTAGGAGACGCGGTTGTGGATGGTGCCGTGGAGGTAACCGGAATGCTGTCGGCAGGATCGCTGTCCGGATCTCTTCCGGTGGCAAACATCGCTGGTACGCTTCCAGTTGAGAAAGGTGGTACGGGGGCATCAACGGCTGCGGCCGCAGCAACGGCCATCGTGGGCGGTCAGGCAATTACACCTAGCCGCGTAACCACTACAGGAAATCAGTACAAAGTTGATGGCAATTATGGTCTAAGCCTTGCTAACTCCGACATCATAGGTGTTAATGCTATGTATTTCGGGGACGCTGTGGATTCGGCGGGAGAAGGTATCAATTTTTATCGAAGCAGCACTGCGTTTGACCGTCTCTATGCTTACAACGGGACTCTTTATTTTACACCCAACTGCGCAACGGCTACCCACCCCGGAACCCGTTATTCGGTGTATCATTCCGGCTCGACCATACCGGTTGGCAATGGTGGCACCGGTGCGACTTCGGCGGCAGCAGCCCGGACGAACCTCGGTGTGTCCGTAACATCCCTGTACAGTGGTTCGCTGTCTTCCGGATCGACCACCTTTAACTACGGCAATTACAATTTCTATGTTATCATCGCAAAGCCAAAGTCGTCGGCAGGCTTGATTTCGTTGACAGTACCCAAGGCAAAGCTGACTACCACAGCAACAAAGTACCAGGTGGCGGACGAAACCAACTATCTAACCTTTAACCTTTCGTATTCCGGTTCTACGGTGACTCTTGCATATGGCGGCAGTAGCTATGCCGGTGTGATCACGAATGTGTACGGCATCAACTAAGGAGGCTTTTATGCAGGTATTACTGAACGATAAATGCTACATTGCCAGTTTTGCCTGGGTGGGTGAACTGGTAGGCGGCTTCGATATTCCGGAGCCGGCAGATCCTACCCATTTTGCAGAGCATTATTCTGCTTACAAAGTGATAGATGGAGTGCCGATCTTTGACAGCGAAGAGGAAACTGCTCTGCTGCAAGCGGAGGCAATTGCCGACTACCGGTTACTCCGAGAGCAGGAATGCTTCTCTGTGATCAATCGTGGTCAGTTTTGGTATGACACCCTCACGGACAGCCAGCGGCAGGAACTGAAGGACTGGTATCGTGGCTGGCTGGACGGAACACCAACCCAAACCATACCGGACAAACCGGAATGGCTCACATAATGATTTTAGGCACTCCGCTGGGGGTGCCTATTTTCATACCCAAAATCAAAAGGAGGAAACGCCAATGGAAATCAATATTACGGCCTTGGCTGCTGCCATCACTGCGTTGGGCGTAGTGTTTGGGGCAATCTTCGCCATCCACAAATGGTTTCTGAAGCAGGAAAAGCAGGATAAGGACATCAAGGCCATTAAGGAAGAGCAGACCGTGCTGGTACACGGTGTACTTGCTTGCCTTATGGGCTTGAAAGAACAGGGTTGCAACGGTCCTGTGACGGATGCCATTAACCAAATCGAAAAGCACATCAACAAACAAGCGCACAAATAAGGAGGAGTTTTTATGACCAGTTTTACTACGATCCCCGCACTGGCGGCAATTGTGTACACCATCATCGACATTGTCAAGACCGCAATGGGTGGTGATGAGAAGTTCCGGCGGTTCATTCCGCTGATCGCCTGTGTACTGGGCGCAATCTGCGGTGTGGTGGCATTTTACTGTGTTCCCGGTGTAATGGGCACCGAGAACCTTTTGGTTGCTATCGTGCTGGGTTCTGCCAGCGGTCTGTCTGCCACCGGTACCAACCAGGTGGTTAAGCAGCTGACCAATACCACTACCAAGGAGGACAAATAATATGAATCTGCATAAGCTGATCTTTACCGAGAATGCCTGTTATAAGGCAGGTCGAAAGATTACCGTTAAGGGCATTATGGTGCATTCCACCGGTGCCAATAACCCCAACCTTCGCCGGTATGTGGGTCCCGATGATGGCTTGCTGGGCGTGAACCAGTACAACAACCATTGGAATACCTACCATCCCGGCGGCAGAGAGGTGTGCGTCCACGGCTTCATCGGCAAGCTGAAGGACGGCACCATTGCTACTTATCAGACTTTGCCCTGGGATCACCGGGGCTGGCACGCCGGTGGCTCTGCCAACAACACCCACATTGGCTTTGAGATCTGCGAGGATGGGTTGGCTGATGCCACCTACTTCGGCAAGGTCTATCAGGAGGCTGTAGAGCTTTGCGTGTATCTCTGTAAGCTCTATAATCTGACGGAGAAGGACATCATCTGCCACTCTGAAGGTTACCGCCGGGGCATCGCTTCCAATCACGGTGACGTGATGCACTGGTTCCCCAAGCACGGCAAGTCTATGGACACCTTCCGGGAGGCTGTCAGAGTCCTTCTGTCCGCAGAGGACAAGGAGGAGGAAACTGCTCCTAGTGAGCCGGAAACCACCGTTAAACCGGCCACCTATCCCGAGAAACTGACCGAAGGCTATTACCGGGTGCGGAAGAGCTGGAAGGACAGCAAGTCCCAGATCGGTGCGTACCGCATCCTTGCCAATGCCAAGAATGCTGCTGACAAGAACCCCGGCACTTTTGTCTTCACCAATGATGGTGTAGCCATCTATCCGGTGGAGCAGCAGGCCGAGGAAACCTACCGCATCCATACCGTGGTCAAGGGCGATACCCTTTGGGATATTGCCAAGAAGTACCTGGGCAATGGCTCCCGGTATCCGGAGATCAAGGAACTGAACGGACTCAAGTCCAACACCATCTACTCCGGTTGGAAATTGAAGATCCCTAATTAATCTATGCCCCCAAGCATTACCGGTTTGCTACCGGTTTTGCTTGGGGGCATTTTTGCGTTATATGGGTAAGTACCCGCAGTATTTTTTCATTTCTCTTTCGTATTTCATCGTTTGGATTGTATCCACACGATATCCCGGCTCGACCCAGGGGAGCAGACGATTACCGATCATATAACCGGTATAGTGAGCCAACTTGGGACCGGCACACTCAAAGTGGGTGTAATACTCACTGATGTGGCTGTGATACTCCTGAAGCTCGTCCGGCAGAGCTTTATAAAAGGCTTCAATGACTGCGTTTGCTTCGTAGTTCTCCGGGAAATGCCCAATGATATGCTCCTTGGCAATGTCAAAAAACTCCATACGGGTAAAATCAATGCCAAAAGGTGCGCGGAAATTGGCAAGGTTTATCTGAAACCCATTGTAGCCCGCATACACAATCCGGGTCAACATATCCAGTTCGTATGCCCGGATGCATTCATCGACCGACGGGGAGAAGTCAGCAGGGAGTTCTTTTTTGAGCGTTGCTACCGCTGTGAGCATACGCACCTCATCACCAAAGAACTCTTTGTCTTTTTCTCGGAACAGATCTGCCATCTGATCCAAAATCGTCCGGCTTGTGAACTGCTCCAAAAGTTGATCCATTGTTTTCATAAATACTCATTCCTTTTTTGGTGTATTTCTGCCGTGGCCACAGCACGCAGAACCACCCTTTTAGAAAGGGCTACTAGTTCTGCTAGAACGAGTATAATATAAAGCGGTTGTCGAAGTCAGTCGCAATCTGGCGAATAAAAAAGAGAGCTGCCGGAACAGCTCTCGATGGATTATTCAGTTAATGCACGGATGGCATTGAGTATTTTTTCTTGTTCCTTGCGCGGTAATTTTGCAATTGCAATAGACAGCTCAGAAGCAATACCGTCACTGGCATAGGTGGCAACATCCTGC